TTTTATTTGGTACTTCGGATAATACATTTACTTCTGTGTTAAATAATGGTAATAGACTCGTCATTGACTTCACTGGCATCCCATAAGCACGCACCATTATTTCGTCTTCGGGTCTACCCTTCAAATCCTTCGCAATACGCTCGTATCCGCCGAATGGATTCTCATCTGAGTGTAAATATACAATACTAGCATCTCTTTCGGGGCTGTACTGCTCAATAGGGAGCTCCCTCCTTGCTAGTAGTTCTGCCTTCCTTGTCCCCAATGTCTCAGCACCCTTCAAGTAATCAGAGATGAATGGCGTGTAGCCATCAATCGGCGTAAATCCTATTACTAGCTTAGAATCTCTAGTAGCTAATCTGAATCGTAAAGTATTCACTAGAGCAGCATCCCCAAGATATTCGTCCAACCAAGCCCCGATATTAACATCCTTGGGATTCTTGAACCCGAACTCAAAACCCTCTAGGATGGTCTGATTGTTACTGTACTGCGTATAAGTCTTGAAATCTACACGAGTCCTAGTGTCCGGAAAGATAAATGAACTCCCAGTAAAACCATTCTGCATAGAAAAGTTAATATACCCCTCAGTACTCTTCGTCTTTCTCTTGAACTCCTTCGGCATCATCTCCCACATCGCCGCTTGCTGTACCTTCACCGAAGTATCAGCGTTTTGGCTAAAACAAACAATATGACCATCAGTATTGTTCATCACCGCTTGCATCACCATCTTTGCACATCCAGTAGTCTTACCACTTCTATTACCACCTAGAACCAAGCACTCGTTGTACTTACCTAAACCATTTCGCATACGCTCCCATCCGGGTAAGTCAAAACCGTATCGTACTGGGTCTTCCTCAGATGCTTGTATCCTACCCTCGTGTGCATTGTACAAATCCTCCAATAGCTGAGGATCTTTCTCTGCTAGTAATACAATCTCTTCGTCCGTAGGGGGCTGAAGAAACGGATGCTTTCTAAAGGTCAGTTCCATCTATATCATCAATGTCCTCTTCGTCATCCCACCAAATGTCGAGACTGTCTGCATCCATATCTTGTTGGGTTTCGCTAACAAGCATCTTGCCAACCCTATAGTTCGTGTAGTCATAGAACAAATTACCTTCATCGTCCATAACAATAAACATATAATTAGTGAAGTGCTCGCCGAGGTTACCTCGGACTCTGTCAAAAAGTTCATCGTGATTTTCATCAATCATCCTCTTCGATTATCTCAGCTGTGTCAATTTTACGCATCTCCTCCAAACGCTTTCTAGCAGCTTGTAAGGTATCCTCGTAGTCCTCTTGGGTAATGACCTTCCTATCCTCCGTAATGCTAGTGGCTTCGCCCCTAGTGGTCATAGTCTCCCGAAATGCGTTAGCCTTGGCTATACTCAACTCCTTGAGATCACGGAATGTGACCTCCATCTCTGGGTCGTTCTCCATTCTGTCCCGAACTTTCTCCACCAAATCTTCCTCCAATGAACTCAGCTGCATATAGTTCTTTGCACTGATTTTCCCAGCTAGATCCTTCAACTGACCCAAATGGTCGGCGTAATCCACAAGCACTTGTATCACCGTAGCTCGCTGTATACCGTACTTCTTGACGATATGGGTCTGACTCTTGCCGATTGAATACAAGTACAGTATCTCAGCTACTCGCATAGGATTGTGCCGAGATAAACTCTTGACCTTCTTCAGTTCCTTATCATCAGCAACTTCCCGAATAGCTTCTTGTATCCGAGCCTTGAGTTCTGCTTCTTCTGCCTCTTGAGTCATATATTTTTTTAAACCTACATTTATGTGTTACTATATATATAAAAATCCGGAAAAAAAACCCCCACCCCCCATAAGTAAAACTTATGCAAAGCATAAATAAAACTTATTATAAGTAAATTTAATGCAATTAGGTCCATAAGTAATTCTAATAGTAATTTTTATATAAGTTTTTTTAATTCTGCGGCAATCATAAGTAAAACTAATGGCCTTTGTCAAATTAATTTTACTTTTTTGCGTGAAATAATAAATTTTTCTTATAAAATGCAATATATTAAAGGAGATTAAATAGAGTTATTTTGTGCGACAAATCGTCACTAAAAAAAAACTTGCATTCTTTATATATATATTGCAATATAAAGACTATGAAAAATAAAGAAAATATACTTAATCAATTCAAGGGTGTAAAAACTCTTTTCCATTGTGAAAATCAATATGTCGAAAACTATGTTTTAAAGTCTTTAGACGATATGTCCAAAGAGGATAAAAATCTTTGGGAAAATGTGAGTTATTCAAACGATTGTTGTGATTCTTTTCATTTAGGAAATCACGATTATGTTGATAAAGAAATTCACATTAAGTTTTTTACCCCGAACTCATTTGAAGAAAGTTTTGATCTAGAACAATTCAATAAATGGGTTTTAATTCGTGAAAATGGTGGAGGGGAAATTATTCCTATTGAAGGAGAGGAAGAAATTCTTTTCAAGGAATTAAAAACATTACTAGAGTATGTAAGAAAAAATTTAGGAGATCTTACTTTTAAACAATAACCTATTAAATATTAAAAATTATGGAAAATAAAACAAAACAAAAAACAGTGTCGGTAACAATTAAATTGCCAATAGATCTTTATAATAGAATTGATACCTACTACAGAGAAGTTTATGAAATTAATGATAAGCAAGATAGAAAAGAAACATTAAAAACCGAATTAATCTATCACTGTGACAGTAACATCGGTATCGAGTATTCTTATTAAAATAATGATTAATAGAGGCCTTTTTCATTTAAGTGTTAAAGGCCTTCATTTAATTATTAATACTAAATATTAAAAACTATGAAAAAAACACAGTTACAAAAACATATCACAAAGACGGTAAACCGTCTTTTATATAGATTAAATAATGAAACGTGCGGCGGCGACATTGGCAACCGTTATATGAAATTGCTAAAAGATCAGGCCAAAAGCGATTGCAAGTTTTTCGAATCCGGTACAGTTGCAACGCAATCGAAATTCTTTTTTCTGTCTAATTTAATTGATGCAATAGAAAGAGAGTGGAATTATACAAGCAAAAGTGTAATTCACATTGCACCACCAGCAATCTACGCTGAAAGCATTTATTTAAATTACGCTGATCTAGTAAATGAAACATTGGAAAAAATGGAATTTCCATTACAGGAATTTAAAAAGTTTTCTTATCGGGAATTGTATTGCGAATAATTAAAGATTGATAGAGCTTATCCAATTTCTATTGGATAGGCTTTATTCAGTTTTTAACTGAAAATATAAACAATAAATAAATAAAAATATGAAAAACGATCTTGAACATTTAGTCAAAGGCGGCGAAAAAACGTTTTATAACGCCTTTTATGTATCATTAATTGCATTACCAGCAATTATTACATTAATAACAATTTTAATAATTAAATAAACAATAACCAATAAAAGAAAGAAAACAAAATGAAAGAATTACTTAAAAAAAAGTGGAAATTAATTATTCAGTACAATTGCACAGATTATAAAGAAGAACAATTATACGATGATAAGAAAAAAGCATTAAATCATTTCTATTTATTGCAGAATGATTGTTGCATAGATATGGATAGATGCTATTTATTTGATCCAAACGGAAATATATTTTACGAATAACAAAAAACCAATAAAAGAAAGAAAACAAAATGAATATATCTTATAAAGAATTAAACGAAGCTACATTCAAAACAATTAAAGCTTTCGATCAATCAAACCCGATTGGCTGCTATTACGTAGGCTGGCAAGATGGATTTGAATTGTATGTAATTAAAGTTGAATTTTGTGATTCAATAATAATTACTGAACAAGATGCATTTGAAGCAGCCGAAGAGATCAGTGAAAGAAATGGCTGTGCTGATTATATCAAAAAACAAATGTATGAATCAAATGTAATTAATGCTAGTTGATTCCAGCAATTAAACAATAAAAGCAAATGGATCATTCAAAAGATGGTCCTTTTTTTTGGCCGAAAATAATCAAATAAAAAGCTTGCAAATCGTTTTAAAGCTCTATAAAAAATTAAATTATATAAAACCTAAATTGTAAAAACTATGAATAATTACATCAAAAACACCCACGAAATAAGGAAATTGTTGGTCCAAGAATACGGAGAAGAAAAAGCAGCAAAATTCAAACTTGTTCGCAATCCATACAATAAATCGCTTCTTAGCGTTACAGTTGGAACCGGGATTGAAATTGAAACATACAACCATATCCCAAAACTTGGTTGGCTAAAGATTTAAAATTATGAAACAAGAAAAAGATAAAAATGAAATAGATTGGCCACATCCCGATTGGCAAGATTTGTTCGAGTGGGGTTTTAAAAATTACCCAGAAGTAATGCAAGTATTAAAATACCAAGGAATGGATGCAAAATACGATTGCTTACTTGAGCTTTGGGATAAAGACGGACGTAGCACAGATGGATTTGAAAGCTCTTTATGGACTAAAGAGGAAGCGTTAGGATAAATTATGAGTAATGGAAATAAAAAAAGCAAAAAGCAGCAATACATTGAAAGCTTGAATCAATGGTACGCCAGCCAAGATGAAAGACTTATAACGCCCGAATCTATTGATGATATGGCTAAAGCTTATGAAAATGAAATCATAAGCGAAGGCCGAATACATTTAACTAAACCAATAACAAAGGAATAAAAATGCAATTACTAACAGCAAATGAAATCCAGCTAGAGGTCGATATGAATCATTATTGTATTGATGTAACTGTAAACATAGAATACGAATTAATTAATTGCGACTGTTCGTCTTATGCTGGCGAACAAGAGGTCACTGAATCTTGGCAAGAAATTGATTTATTCGATCACGAAATATTGAAATATGAAAGGTGTTTCGATGTTCCCGATGAAATTAAAATCTTTATTCCCCAGAATGAAAAAGAATACATTGGCAAAGATGGATTGTATGATTCAGAATTGAAGGCCATTCAAGCCGCAGTGATAGATTACTTAGATTGCTTATGAAATCAGAAAGAGAAAAAGAAAAGTTTTATAACTTCCTATTCCCAGTGGTATTCATTGCAATATATCTCTTTATGGAATTAATAAAAGGATTGATTTCCGTGTGGGAATACATTTATCCTTAAACCCAGCAAAGTATTAGTATGATCAACAATCCATCAAAACATATACGATTGTATTCAATGTCACTACGCCAACTATTATTGGTGATATTGGCTAGGAATGGATTGTATTTCTTCTCTAGTAAAGGTGTTACACTTTCAATTATACTCAATATTACATTTTATGTCAAGCTTAAAAAACTTGCTAGTATATAACCTATTAACAATCAATAAATTAAATATGAAAATACTAAAACCTAAAGAACCGGTTTTAACCGAGTTTCAAGTCACCGAGACTTATACAGTCAAAGCAGTGACTTTAGATCAAGCCGCCGAAATGGTAAGCTCAAATGAGTTTCCTAACGGAATAGATAAACATAATGTACAAATTACACCCAAATTTTAATTATGAGACAAATAATACAAACATATAAAGATGAAGAAACTGGAGAAGAGTTTGATATGATTTTCCCAGCCGAACATCGGGATTACATCGTTGTCGATTGGGGCAACGATTGCAACGGTAGCCGCTATACGCTGCACGGAACAAAAGATTCAAGGGATTACTTCTGTAATTTCTCAACTGTGGATTCGCTTGGAGATGCTAGAGGTGTAAGATTTAAAATAATTTACACATCTCAAGTAAAAGACAGCGATAAAGTACACCTTCATTGTATGGACTATGGACCATACATAGATGATAAAAAAAGAGAAAAAGAGTTCAAAGCATTATTTGATAACTCTCCACTAACTGCACAAA